TTATTTGGTATGTTACTATATCCATTCTCTGTTGTACTAGCAAGTCTATTTGGTTTAGAAGAAGCTATGAAAACCCTAGGTAGTATGGCACCAACATATTTTGTGGCTGTTGCTGGTATTGTAGCCGCATTCTTCGCATCACAAACTTTAGGTAAAAAATAATGGCTACTGAAGAAGAGAAGAAACAAACAAAAGAATCTGCCACATTCAAAGATATGCTTAAACAGCTTGAGGATCAAAATACTCTGACCAAAGCTGCAAAGGATGCGACGAATCACCAAGCTGCTATTAATGTTGCTCTTCAAAATGACAGCTTAGCATTATCATCAGACCAAAGAAATAATCTTCAAGCTATGGTCAAAAGCCTTGACTCAGATAAGCTTGGCAAAGCTGAAGACGCAAAAGAAAAGAATAAAATAGCAGAAGATACTCTTAAAGCATTGAATGAAATCGTAGATAATACTGCAGATCTTGGTAAATTAGACAGTAATGCTGAAAAAGCTGCAGCTGGAATCCTTGGGTTACCTACACTCATACTAGCTCTAGGTGCTGGTTTTGTCTTTGGTGTCGCTGAATCTTTTGCTAAAGTAATTAAGTTTTTCGGTAAGGGAATCTTAAAAACTGCAAGGCTTGCTATTAAAGCTCTATTTTTTCCAGTCAAGCTTATTAACAAAGGAATTGCTAAGTTCTTTAAAGTAGATATATTAAAAGGCGTTGCTCGTATGGGCAGGGCATTCAAAGCAGGTTTTACTGGTGCTAGCACTGGTATGAAAACATTTAGAGATACTACTGGCCAGTTTAGAAAACTTGGAAAGATTGGAAAGCTAGGAAAAGCAATTGGTGATATTGGTAGATTCTTTATTAGGATGAAAGACTTTGCTAAGACATTACCTAGGATGGCTGGCGCAGCAATCAAATCAATTGGCGGAAGTCTTAAAGGTTCTAAGTTTATTAAGCCGGTGCTTGATAGCGCTAAGTCAATGTTTAAATTTATCACAAGTCCATTTGATGATGTCAAGAAAGCTGCTTCTGGTTTTAAGAAAATGATGCCGGGCGGGGGTGGAATCGGTAAAATGATTAAACCCGTCACTGATTCTATTGGTAAAGTAATGAAGGTCTTACGTAGTATTACTAAGGGTGCTTTCGCATTCGGTAGAATATTAGGTAGAGTGTTCTTACCTATAAGTATCATCATGGGTTTATTTGATTTTGTCGGTGGTGCTATGGACGGCTTTAAGAAGTATTCTGAAAAGGGATTCTTTGAAGGACTAATGGGTGGTCTTCTAGGAGGAGTCAGTGCGCTCTTAGTTGGTATAGTTGGTATGCCATTAGATCTATTAAAGGATATGGTATCATGGTTATTAGAGAAGATGGGATTCGGCGAAGCTTCAGAATTCTTAGATAGCTTCTCATTCTCAGAAATGATAGGTAGTCTATTTACTTCTTTAACAGATACTATAATGGATGGAATAGGATCTATCAAAGATCAATTTGAACAATTGAGTATAATGGATTTCATTGGTAATATGACACTAGGCCTAGTTAAGATTCTTAAGAAGATTGCTATGTTCCCGTTAGCTGTAGCTGCTGGAGCAATTGGTGCATTGGCAGGCGCATTCTCAATCAGTGGCTCAGCAGCTGAAGGATTCATGAATGCGTTTAACAAAGTTATGGAGTTTGGCGATTCTACTATTGATGGATTTAAAGCAGAAGTAAAGCCAGATGCCAGCACGCAAAAAGGAGCAGAAATTAAACAGATATCCGAAGATGTAGAGTTATCTAAGGCTAGTGGTAATAACCAACAAGCTGCTCTCAATGTTATGGATGCTTCGAATAAAACTTCTAACGTTAGTGGAGATACTGTTATATTATCTGCACCTGCTCCTAATAGAATTGGCGCTAGCTTAGGTGGCGGGATATAAAAAAAGGGACCCCGAAGGATCCCTTAAAGTCTTACACAATCAGTATGGTAACAAGGCTTTTAATCGCCAAGCCCATACTTATTATATCAACCCTGCTTGGCTAGCCTATCGAAATAGGACAGAGTATCTTCTTCATCCTCGTTAGTTGAAGCCGGAGCAGCCATCGTGGCCTGAGCCTGTGCTTCCATTGGTGATTCAACTACTGGTGTATTATCCATAGCAGTATATTCTACTGACTTATGACCTGCATCAGTACCAAGAACCTTGTTCATCTTAGCAGATAATTCCGCGTAAGACTTATAGTTCTTAGGATCAATAAAGGCTTGAAGAGAATGCAGTTGATTATAAACACCTTCCAACTGATCTTCTTCTCCACCCATGAGAGGTGCTGCTGCTGCAAACTCTGACTTATCATAGTTTACCCAACCTTCAACTTTACGAATTTTAATCTTAAAGTCTGCGCCTTCCCAGAAGTCATATGGATTGATTGGATCTTCATCTGCAAATTGTGGTTGCATTACATCCATGATTTTATCAAAGATCTTTTTACCAAATTTGTAAAGCTTCACCTTCCCCTCGTTTTCAGGATTAGACGGATCAGAAACAATAAGTACATTACTTACATAATGTAACCTACGTTTACGTTCACGAGCTGTAGCCTTATCTTCATCACGACCAGTATTCCATAGAACAGAATTAGCTTCTGAAACTGGATCTTCTTGACCGATAGAAGTTAGAGAGTTTTCGATGTACCAAAGACCGGTAGGACCTTTAAAGCCGTGATCCCAATACCTTACCCAAGGAAGATCTTCACCTTCTTGACATGGTAAGAATCGGATAACAGCATAGCCGTTTCCTGCTTTATCTCTGGTTGGTTTCCAAAACCGATCATCGTCGTATGACTTAGTATCAGTTTTAGTAGACACTGCTTCCGCAGCTTTTACGAGTGAGTCGATTGACGAGCCTCGCGAGCTCTTTAGGTTTGCAAATGACATAATATATTTTCTCCGTATATGCATTGTATTATGGGTTTCCCCATTTCTATTTTTACAGCAGTATTGCTGTTTCTATTGTATTTCACTTTATTCATAATATAGATCTATTATAACACACTTTCATGCGTTTGTAAACTGTTTCTTTAATAAATGTAAACATTTATCTCTATTGAAGTTTACAAAGGGAGTATACTTTTCGATCTTCCGTTTGATATCAGGCCATATAATGGTATCATCAATCTTACTAGATTCACGAGGTATAAACCCCAATATGGTATTAAGAATAACAACAGTCTCTAAACTAATCTCTTCTTGCAACCATAACTTTATGATAGGAGGATGTTGATTATCAATCGATTCAAAGAACTTATTGAATTCAATATCCTCTTCTCCTATTCTATTTATATCAATTGAAAAGACTCTGTGAATACTCTCACGAATACGTTTAAAGTCTCTATAGTTCCTTTCACCATCTTCGTCCATCATGTCACCGACGTAACTCAGACCAGCTTTAAAATTAGAGATGTAGTAATCCTTTAGATCTCTATCATGCTTCTTAGCTAGCTTAGCAAAGAAGTACTTATCCTTACGTTTAAAGAAAGAAGTTGGTTTTACCGATGTCTTAAAGTTATACTTGATAGCATCATAGCCATCAGTTTCAAAGTGTAACTTTAAAGCATTATACATTGCGTACGAAGCGAATGGATCAGTACTCATACCGGTAATTTATTCCCCGCTTTTTGTCCACGTATTAAATTTAAATCAGTAGCTTCGTTCTCTACTTTATCTCTAAGAGAATCGGACAATAGCTTTTTAATATTACTATAGTCCATACCTCGTTCCTCTATGATATATGTTGCAGCATCTATATAAGTCATGTTACCTTTAGATACTAAATGTTCTACGGCGGCTGAAAATCTTTTACGTGTCATAATCTTTTGCTCTAAGTCTATACTCATAGTGCCCTTAGTAATATACAATCATTATTAATTCTACCATTCGGTATATTAATCTTAGTTGTAACTACATCCCATACTTGTTTATCAATCTGTTTAATTGATTTGCTTAACACTATAGGAAGCATTTCATCTGGCTTACGAAGAGTTGTTGCTCTAGATTGCTCTTCACAGACGTTCTTAATAGTAGTACCTGCAATTTCAAATCCCTTAGTAGAATTTGTCACGTACTGAATCAGCTTCTTACTCTTAATGTTATATACAAACAACACCTCTTTACCCGGGATCATAACCGGATTAATAGAAGATACTTTGTTATCAATATCTTCAGTTTTATACTTAAGATTCTTAATTTGTACATCAGATGCTTTAGGTTTCTTAGCCCTTGGTATCTTAGTAGCCTTATTAGCAACCTTAAGTTTGTCTAGATCAGAGAAGATTAGCTCCATAGTATTAAGCATCTTCTTTAGATTAGATCTTTTAATATGTTCGTAAGCTTCAACAGCCTGTTCACATGATTTATCATAAGCATCTTTAATGCTATTGTATTCTAATAGAACCATTTCTTTAAAGATATTATTACAAGATCCTTTAAGATCATATGTCTTAAACAATGTGTAAGTATCCATGGTAGCTTTATAGTCACCTTCAATCCATGCGCATACAACATCATCCCAATCACCATAGATAGTATCAATGATTTTCATTCGTTGACGATCTTGAATAGAGATAACAGCTTTAGGTGGTTTCTTATCTTCTTCAATTTCTTCAACAACTACTTTATGAGCTTTATCAAGTAATACATCAAGTTCAACTTTGAACTTAGCAAACTCTGCTTTATTATACTCATACCCTCTATAATGAAGCTTAGCAACTTTACCTAGGTATCCGGTAAGTTCATAGTCATTAAGCTTCTTTAAAGCAGTTATATCAGTCTTGGTATAATTATATTGCTCAGTAGCAAATGATAATATTGAGGGTACATAATCCTTTGACTTAAAATAGTAGTTATACCATTGAGCGCCAAGCCCCCATAGAACACCGCGGTTCTCTGCCTTTAATGTTTCACCTTTTTGAAAGACTGGTTCAGGACCCATAAACTTATCGTCAATGGTTACCCTGTTCTTTCGCATTTTAGTTCTAGCTTTATTCTCAGCCATACTTATTCTCCTAAATAATATAGATCTATTATAACACAGTTATCAGATAAAGTAAAGGTTTATTTGTCAAAATTATTTTTAATTCCTAGACAAAAGTTTTCAGCCGCATCAGCTGCGTACTGTTCGTTGTACCCAGGCATCCATTCCATCTCTAATAGATTACCTTCAACGTACATACGAATTCCATAGACCCGAGGATCTACACCAACTTTGCGAACAACTTCAGCTCGTCTACTTGAACGAGCGCCATTACCATAGACTTCGCTGATCTTCATATAATTATTCATGATTCTTATTCCACTCTGCTTTACGAGCTTTCCAAGCCTCGTGCTTATCTTTCTCTAATAGAAACCCACCCCATACACAAATCACGATGAGCACAAACATAACAATACTTGCTATTACTTCTAACACTATCGACCAATCCATTTTACATCTCCCTTAGGTATTACTTGATATGCTCCTTTATTATAAGAAGGAGCGACAGTAAACTTCTTTGATTCTTCAACTTTATAAGAAGTATCTTCTATAGGAAGAGCGACCGGATTTGCTGAGGCCGATGGATACTCTTTAGTCTCTCGTCTAAATACATCAGACTGAGCTGGAGTAGACCATGTATATTCTTCCATTTTCTTTTGCTTAGGTGCTTTCCAAGCATTTGTCTTACGCTTTCTTCCACATAGAGTATAGTTCATTGCACCGTGTTTCATTTCTTACCTCTATAATTATCAATCGCAGTTTTAATTGCATCCTCTGCTAATACTGAGCAGTGAATTTTGACGGGTGGTAGACTTAATTCTTCAGCAAGATGAGTGTTTCTAATAGTATATGCTGAGTCAAGACTTCTTCCTTTAACCCATTCTGTTAATAGAGAGGAGGAAGCAATTGCTGATCCACAACCATATGTTTTAAATTTAGCATCAATGATAATACCATCATCGTCTACCTTAATCTGTAGACGCATGACGTCACCACATGCTGGGGCGCCGACCATACCTGTTCCGACATTCGGATCTGTATCATCCATAGTTCCTACGTTACGTGGATTTTCGTAGTGGTCTAATACTTCCTTTGAATATGCCATTGGGTCGACGCCCCTTCTTCTGTTATACTACTCGGTTAAAGTTAATGGAGCGCAATCCAATAGTCTTTCAAAGGGATCCGCTTCTTGGAGGACTATCTTATCGCCTAGTCCGTAGTTACCACATGGAGAGACTCGATGGTATTCACGTGTAACTGATCCATCATTCAGAGCTGTCTCGATATATCCGTCTTGTGCTGCGATATATTGAGTACCCTTAGCCCACTTCTCTACAGCTTGTCGCCGTAGAACCATAGCTACTTCTTCAGTGTATTGTGTCATTATTATTCTCTCCATCCATTAGTAATAGCTTAGACAAAATGTTATGCCATAGCTGTTTGAATTCAGGATTCTTTGCAGCATCCCTAGCCTTACGAACAGCTACGACTCTCGTTAAGAACCTGCTTTGATTAATCCCAGTCATTTTTCATCTCGTTATAGACATCCATATAAGAAGAACCAGCTATATAGTCCTGCGTCTCTTTATCCGTATAGAACATATTCTCTTCTTTAAAACAATCAAGAGATCCAGGCTGTTGATGACCTGCCTTCTGTACAGACCGAGTCAATTTTTTATGTAACCGCATTTCTTCGCCGATCTTCTTCTTACGTTTATCCAATTTAGCTACAGTATTCTTCATGAGCCGCCTCTCTTGATTCTTCTCCGCAGCTGCTTTGATCATTTGAATTCTATCTAACATACATTGTTTCCTTTGATTTGATAATACTATTATAACATAGATCTATATAGATGTAAAGGTTTATTTTCACTTTATTTTCACCAAGGTATCTGAGCGAATTTTCCGGAGAAAAAAAAATTCTATACCTCTTCTATAACAATGCGATACTCTTTACCGTTATGGTCTTTACATAAGATGGTCTTACGTGTCGATAACATGTATCCATCCGTATGTAGATCCATACTGACCATGCCTACTTCTGTTATTAGAGGATATTCCGAGTGAGTATCTGAGTCATTTAACAGTGAGGGTCTAACTAGAGTATGGGCTATATAGTCGCAATATGCCATACTCAAAGGCGGCTCGATTGGACGTGGTTGTACCACTATTTCGTTCACAAGGTTCTTCATA